AAAAGTTAGGAAGGGTGGCAAAATAACTATGGGTGAATGGTGTGACAAGGAAGGCTTCAGATGGTTTACAATGGATACATTAGAGGAGTTAAAAATGTTATGACACTACTATTCAATGAACTAAAAGAAAAGATAGCTGGCATGTTTGACGTATGCTTGCTCTGTGAAGTGTTGGAAATTGAACCTGAAGAGTTGTTATTAAAATTTGAAGACAAGTTGATGGACAACATTCATAAATTTGATGGGATAGAAGATGAAGACTAAATCACATCCTATCATAAACAAACTAAAGTATGCTTTGAGGCATGATAGGCTATGGCATACCAAGACTATTACTAACAAGAAGAAAGAGAATAAGAAACGAGGAGGACATATTGAACACACTACCGAATGATTACCAAAACTTTATTGCCCTTAGTAGATATGCTAGGTGGCTACCTGAAAAGAACAGAAGGGAAACGTGGAAGGAAACTGTTGCCCGTTACTTTGACTTCATGGAGGAACACCTCAAGGAAAATACAGAGGGTGAACTCACTGCTAAGACTAGGAGGAAACTGGAAACAGCAGTATTGAATCTTGAGATTATGCCCAGCATGAGAGCCTTAATGACAGCAGGTAAGGCACTAAAGGAAAATCATATAGCAGGATATAACTGTGCCTACCTCAGCGTGGACCACCCGAAGGCATTCGATGAGTGTTTATATATCCTCATGCATGGCACTGGCGTAGGATTCAGTGTTGAACGACAACATATTAATAAACTACCTGAGATACCTGAGCAAGTGGTGGATGTAGATGACACTATTGTAGTACAGGATAGCAAGGAAGGATGGCAAGGGGCATTTAAAAAACTTATCAGCTATCTATTTGATGGTGAAGTACCACACTGGGATGTATCCAAGGTTAGACCTAAGGGTTCCAGACTCAATACATTTGGTGGTAGAGCTAGTGGTCCTGAGCCACTGGTGGATTTGTTTCACTTCGCTTGTACTATCTTTCGTAATGCAGCGGGTAGGAAACTCAACTCTTATGAGTGTCATAGACTGATGTGTAAGGTAGCGGAAGTAGTTGTAGTGGGCGGTGTTAGACGAAGTGCCCTCATCTCTCTATCTAACTTAACTGATGAACGTATGCGTGGTGCCAAGACTGGCCAGTGGTGGATAGATACACCGGAAATGGCACTGAGTAATAACTCTGTCTGTTATACAGAGAAGCCGGACATGGGTATCTTTATGAAGGAATGGACTTCCCTTTATGATTCTAAATCAGGTGAGCGTGGTATATTTAATAGGGAAGCAGCAATCAAACAGGTTGCTAAGACAAAGAGAAGGGACCCTGACCATGAGTTTGGATGTAACCCTTGCTCGGAAATTATTCTTAGGGATGGACAGTTCTGTAATCTAACGGAAGTTGTCATTAGAAATGATGACTCAATAGAATCATTAAGAAGGAAGGTGGAACTAGCTACAATACTAGGTACCTTTCAGGCTTCACTAACAAACATAAAAAGACTTAGGAAAAAATGGACCATTAATACAGAGGAGGAGGCACTCTTAGGTGTAAGCCTTACTGGTATCATGGACAATTCATTTATGAATGGTACCAGTAGAAAGGAAAGGGGATGGCATACTAAGGATACCCTGCCTGAGTTCCTTATCTCGTTAAAAGAACTAGCAATAAAGACTAACAAAAAATGGGCAAAGAGATTAGGAATTAATCAGTCCACATCCATTACAGCTATTAAACCTAGTGGTACTGTCAGTCAATTAGTGGACTCAGCATCAGGCATTCATCCTAGACATAACAATTATTATCTACGAAGAGTCAGAGCGGATGTGAAGGACCCTATATCACAGCTCATGAAGGATGAAGGTGTGCCCTGTGAACCTGATGTTATGAAACCTGACAGTGTTAATGTATTTACCTTCCCTATGAAGGCACCTGAAAATGCTGTGCTTAGAGATGATAGGACAGCAATAGAACAGCTTGAACTATGGCTCACATATCAGAGGTATTATTGTGAGCATAAACCCAGTGTAACTATCAGTGTTAAGGAACATGAATGGATGGATGTTGGGGCATGGGTATATGAACATTTTGAGGAAGTGAGTGGTGTCAGCTTCCTACCCTACTCAGACCACACTTATCAACAGGCACCCTATGAGGACTGTACAGAGGGAGTTTATCTCGAAGCAGTAGGGGGCATGCCTGAAGCAGTTAACTGGTCCAGAATCGAAGAATACGAGCTTACAGACACTACTAAGGGTATGAAGACCATGGCCTGTAATGGAAGTGTATGTGAACTAGTAGATTTAATTGAAGAGGAAAGAGAGGTGGAATGAAAAGGCTTTTAATGGTATAATAGGGGTATGAGAATGAAAATAATATTGTTTATAATTTTAGTTATGTTGTTAGTTGGTTGTAGTGAATTTGAAACTATGATGGAAGAGAAACGGATGCAACAATTAGCTTGCTCTCCATCGTATGAAACTTTATGTGCGGGGTGGCAGATATGATACAGAAAACAATAGAGAAAGTTAAGGATTTAGATTTTACTTTAGAACCGATTGATTTCACCAAGGACTCTGAATATATAAGACTGTTTGATGATGATGATACCTCTGAAGAGTTCATGGAGTCTGTATATAAAAAAGAATTAGGTCCTGATTTTGAAAAGATGGAGAGTGGAGTTGGAGTGGGTACTTATGAAAGTAAATTTGATACGTAAACTATGGAAGGAAAAGGTACAGATACCTGTTCTGTTAAAAAAAGCAGACAAAACTCTGAAAGAGGTTGATGTTAAACTTAAAAGGAGTAAACACAATGTTAGATAAAGTAATGAAAGGTGCTGATGCCGCTATAAATGTAGGTATTAAGTTGATTAGTTTGGCAATCGTTCTACAGATTGTCTTCGGTCATAGCGTACCATTTTTAGGCGGTGACGTTATTGGTACAATCATACGAATAATTAGTCAGTTAGGTGCGGCAGGTCTTGTCGGTCTAATTGCTACGATAATTATTTGGCGTTTATTAGACGATGATATTCGTAAGGAGTTATCCGAATGAACTATCAAGACCTAATAGATAAAGTATTAAAGAACAGGTCGCTTACTGTGTTTCTAGCGGTTGTTGTAGTGGCTTTGTTCTTTGGTTGGATTGGTGGCTGATGTACCTAATAAAATACTTGGAGTCTTGTCCACATGGATGGGACTACCAAGTTACAATCGCATAACACTGTTATGCAAATCTACCCCTACCCTACCCCTTACTTACATAGAGAAGTCCTCGAGAATCGAAGATATGGAGCTCTAATTTCACACAAAAGGAACAATTATGCCCTTAAATGACAGTAACGACATAAATGAACTAAAGAAATTTGATATTGATTTGGCCTTTGGCAAGCACTGGGAACAGTATATTGATGATATGTTTTCAGGTGCAAAGACTTGTGAAGTAAAAACTGAAAGGAACAAGTGGGCACAGACAGGTAACATCTGTATAGAAAGTGAAAGCTATGGTAAGCCTAGTGGTATTAAAGCAACTGAAGCTGATATGTGGGTACACAACTTAACAGTTGATAATGAATTAGTATGTAGCTTGGTGTTTCCAGTAGAGAAACTAAAGGAAATACTTCCTAAGCTACCTCAAAGAAGTGTCATGGGTGGCGATAACAACGCCAGTAAACTACAATTAGTGAGCCTCGTTAAGCTCATGGAAACTATAAAGGATTTGTAAGCAGTCCTTTAAACATCTCAAAATCTTCCGCTGACTCTATACGTTTTTTCATATTAGGTTTGCTAGGTCTTTCATATTCCTTAGAGAAAACCTCAGCAATTTCAGCAGCGGACCCCTCATTGAAAGCTTTTCTTATAGCCTTTCTACTCTCACCACCAATATCTAAAGGACCAGTAAACATTCCTTCCGCATTGTAATCATCATTATATATAGCATCAGCAACAAATTGAATTTGTGACTCAGGGCTATCTCTTAATGTTGTACTCTCTAACCAATCCCAATAAGCTTCCTGTTGGTCATCAAATTGGAATAAGCCATAACCTTTCCCACCTCGCTGTTCCGTAGTGTGGTCAAAGGTACCCCCTGTTTCAACATCAATGTTGGCCAGAATGGCAGATATGGCACTCTCAGGGAAGTGTTCACTAAGTAAGCCAGCTATCTGAAAAGCATTAGCCACTACTCACCCCCGAATAAACCCTGTCCAATTCCAACACCGGTGCCTGATACTATTCCAACCTTAGTAAGATACTCTATCCATTCCTTCATTGTTAGGTTGTCAGGTTTTAGAGCCGCTATCTCTTCCGTCAATGCTACTTGTCTTGGAGCCATTCCACCTATAGCTTCAGGCATAGCAGGTGCCTCACCAGTCCTCATGGACTCCATTATATTATGTTCCTCAAACAGCTTATCTCTTTCCGCTGCTCCTTTTTCTTTCCATTCTTTATTAGCGGCCTTCTGTGCTTGACTAAGCTTATATTCAGGACGACCTATATAATTCTTTTGCAACATAGTGCTAACAGTAATTAATGGATTACCTCTTGGCATCTGCATGGATAGAAAGTCTTGAATGTCAGACACGAAATGATAAGATTGACCATTAGGTTTTACCAATGTCTGTACATTAACACCACCTAGTTCATAAGCAGAACTTTTAAAGCTATCCCCATGCCATATACCATCCTTTGCTACTTCAAATTTAATTTTTCTGAATCCGCTTTTCTCTGTTTGGTCTTTAATTCTTATAATAAAAAAATCACCATATTCCCACGTAGATTTCTTACCATCCTTAGCCGGCCATTCTTTTAACATAGTCTGCTTCATTTTTTCTATGGCTTTCTTAGGTGAGGTTCCTCTAAAATTCTTATGTATATCAAAGAGCTTGTTAAATAATGTATCATTCCTAGAACGCATGACTATTTCATTCATTAAATTTCCGGAAGCTACGCTTGGAGCAGTTTTCTTAACCGCCATAATGACTTCTTTGTCCTTTGGCAAATCCTTACCCCAGTCATCTTTCATTCTATCCATCGCTTTTAAACGCATAGAATCAGGTATTTTCTCAGCAGTAGGTGATTCAAATTTCTTTATACCAACAAATTCTTTCCTATTAAATTTACCTATAGTGTGGTATAGTTCTTTTCCAAGTTTTGCTTCTAAAAAAGATGAGGGCCTACCCTGCATTAAACCATGTAGGTACTGTGAAGTTTGTTGGCCTGTGATTATTTTACCTTGTGTAGTAAGTTCCTTTCTTCCTGTAGTAATTTTTTGAACATCACCCAATGCTTTTGTTTTAGCTATTGATTCTAACAAGTCTGCTCTTGTTATATTTAATAGCTGATTTTTTTCTTCATCGGAAATATTTTCAAACCTTTTTCTTAATTGTTTATTTGGTTTTTTTGTACCCTCTAAAACTCCTATTACATTTCTTTGACGAGTTTCCAAGTTGAGAGCTGATTTTTTAGCATCAGCCTGAGCTTGACTTGATAGACTTTTCTCAGTTCTCAGTTTTTCTAAACCTTGTTTAGATACTTGCTGAGTTTCCCGCCCTATTCCTAAGTCCCTTCTAAGTTTTAAAACTCTAGGGTCAGCTTGTTCAATAAGCATATTATATAATGTTTTAGCCGCAGCTTTTCCAACGCCCATGGTCTTTGGTAAACCACCAGCATAAAAACCCTGCATCCTATTAACAGAATTAGCTACTGCTGAATGTGCAAGAGCATCGCTAGTATTAAGAATCTTTGAAGCTGTATAGCGGAC